GTTAAAAACCCACTCGTTTTCGCACGGCACATTTGGCGAACTGCTTAACGCCAATACTGGCGAGCGAATTTGTGTCACTGTCGAATGCCCCTGGTTAAACAACGAAGCTGGCCGCAGCTGTGTCCCCGCTGGCGACTATGTCGTTACAGCCCATGTCAGCCCGCGCTTCGGTAAATGCTTGGTCATTAGCGCGCCTTCACTTGGCGTCACTGTAAACGGCCCTAGCCTTCGCACGCATTGCTTATTCCATGCCGCCAACCGCCCTGCTGAACTCAAAGGCTGCATCGCTCCGGGCAATGCTTTTGGGGCTGTCGATGCCGATTGGGCCGTGCTTGACTCCAAAAAAGCCCTTGAAAAACTGCTGGTGCTGGTCGGTAACGACAAAGTTCAGCTGCGAATTGAGCGGTATTAAGCATGGGAAAAAATTGGCAATGGAGTTACCAACAAGGCCACCAAGCACGGCTGGGCGCAGAAAAAGCTGCAGCCATGGGTCAATCAACAGTACCAGCAGTACTGCCGGTTCATAGCCATGACGCCACCATGCAGGCGCGTTTTGCCGAGGGTTGGCACAGCCCGACACCGGTTGAAATCCATCGTTTTATCAATCCCCCACCATCTGTTGCTGAGCAATTGCGGGCCAATGTCAGGCTGCGTGATGTGCTCAAGTTAGGAGCCAGTTAAATGTCGATTGCGTTAATTACAACTATTGCCGCCATGGCTGTGCGGCAGGGGCCAGCGGTGATCCGGGGCATTGCCTCACTGTTTGGCGGCAACGATACCGCCAGTAAAGTGGCAGATATTGTGGAACAGGTCGGCAGCATTGCCGGGTTGTCGCCAGAGCAGAAAATTGCCAAAACGGCTGAGAAGATTGCAGCAATGCCACCCGAAGTATTGCTGGGGCTGGAACAGCTTAAAGTCGAACTGGAGAAAGAGCAGACCCGCCGCCAGGAGCTAGCTTATTCCGACCAGCAAAGCACTCACCGCGAAACACAGACCACCATCCGCAATGGCGATAACGCCACGGATGAATATGTGCGCCGCACCCGGCCGCTGATGGCGCGCCAGTCTTTTTATATCGGGTCGTTGTATGTGATTGGCATGGAGCTGTTGCGGGCCTTGGGCGAAAGCACCAGCGGTGCAGACTGGGCACTGGCGATAGCTATTTACACCCCTGCCCTGACTTATATGGGCTTGCGGACTCTGGACGGCTTTGCGCCGTTTGGTAAAGGTTCCAGCCAAAAGCCTGGAGCCATCCGATGACCGATGTAATTGACCAGGCAGCAAAGCTGGAGCAGCTCCAGCGCGATCAGGCACTGCGCAAAGCCTTGCGTAAACCAACAGAGCCGCAAGATATCGACGAATTCGGCAACTACTACTGCAACGATTGTGGTGTGGTGATCCCACCAGCCCGCATCCTGGCAGTGCCCACCGCCTGCTGCTGTATCGACTGCCAGAGCATCCGCGAGCAAAAAGGAAAACACTGTGTTTGATGATCTGAATTACAGCGGTGCCAAGTTCTGGCTGGATGCTGCCCAGGTTGGGTTTACCGCCTTGATCGGCCTGTATGTCTGGCTGAGCAAAGGCCCGAAGGAAAGTAAAAAAGCGGTGGAAGACCTGAACAAGCGGGTTGACCAGTCAGAGCAAAAGATTGCGGCCATTGAGCTGCGGCTGGAGTACGTGCCCACCCAGGACGAATTTCACAAGCTTGATAACAAAGTCACCGGGCTGGTCAGCCAGGTTGAAAGCGTCCATGGCCGGATGCGCTCCATTGAAAAGAAACTCGACCTGCTGATCGAAAACGAATTACGAGGTAACAATGCTGGCTGAACTGATGAAAGAACACCAACGCCTGGTGATCCTGCGGATGCTGTCCGAAGACTCCGGCTACGACTTAAACGAATCCATTTTACAGGATGGTATTAACGCCGTCGGCTTAGATATCAGCCGTGATGCGCTCAGAACCCAACTGGCGTGGCTGGAAGAACAGGGCCTGATTAGCGTTGAGAGCGTCGGCAATATCAAAGTGGCCAGGCTCAATGGTCGTGGTTTAGATGTTGCCAATGGCCGTGCCAATGTACCTGGCATCAAACGCCCATCGCCAAAATAAGGCATTGCCATGACTGAAAAAATCACCCGTGGCCGCCGCAGTAAAATCGACTTGCTGCCGGAAGACATCCGCAAAGAGCTGGATGCCAAACTGCGCGATGGCCGTGTGACTCAGCAAGATGTGCTGGATTACATCAATGATTTGATTGACCAAAGCCAACTGCCGGAAGATGAAAAAGCTGAACTCAAATTAAGCCGTTCCGGCTTAAATCGTTACGCCAGCCACATGGAAACCATTGGCAAAGACTTGCGCGAACTGCGCGAAGTCTCCAACGCCTTAGTCGCCCAACTTGGCGACAAGCCCACCGGCGACGTCAGCCGGATGATTTTAGAAATCGGCCGCACCCAGCTGTTTAAAGCCATGATGACCAATTCCAGTAAAGAGGAAATGGACATCGGCATGATAAAGGACGCCATGCTAGCCGCTCAGCGTTTGGAAGCGGCGGCGATGCACAGTCATAAGCGCGAAAAAGAGATCCGCCAGTCGTTTGCTGAAGAAGTCGCTGCCGCGACGGAAAAAGTGGCAAAGACTGCCGGTTTAACAGCTGACGGTGTCGCGCTGTTAAAACGCGAAATTTTAGGGATCGCCTGATGAAGATCCGCAAGACAGCACAGGCGGTGGCAGCTGCTGCTGCGCTAGCAACCGCAACCATTGCAGCAGCTGTCACACCGATGGCGCAAGCCATCCATGACAGCGTGCAGCATCAGGTCAGCACCCTTTCACAGTTTGACCCGGCAGAAGTCTTACTGCCCTATCAAAAACGCTGGATAGCCGATGAAAGCCCGTTAAAGATTGCGGAAAAAAGCCGCCGCACCGGGCTGACCTGGGCTGAAGCTGCCGATGCAGTGTTATGCGCCAGCACCGCCCGCAGCCATGGTGGCTGCAACCATTTTTATGTTGGCTCTAACAAAGAAATGGCCCGTGAATTTATTGAAGCGGCGGCCATGTGGGCCAAAGCCTTTGATAAAGCTGCAGGTGATGTGGCCGAAGAAGTGTTTATTGATGATGGTCAGGAAGGCAAAGAGATCCTGACCTTTGTCATCCACTTTGCCAGTGGCTTTAAAGTGCAGGCGCTCAGCTCCAACCCCAGCAACCTGCGCGGTATGCAGGGCAATGTCACCATTGACGAGGCCGCCTTTCATGACCGACTGGCAGAAGTTTTAAAAGCCGCCCTCGCGCTAACAATGTGGGGCAGCAAAGTCCGTTTAATCAGTACCCACAACGGCATCGACAATCTGTTTAATCAGTTGATCCAGGACAGTCGCGCTGGCAAAAAACGTTACTCAGTCCACACCATCACGTTGGACGATGCTTGTCGTGAAGGACTTTACCGGCGCATCTGTCAGATTAAAAAGCGCGATTGGTCGCAGTCAGCCGAAGACGAATGGAAAAACGGTTTACTCAAAGACACCGCCACCGAAGAAGACGCGCTGGAAGAATATTTCTGTGTGCCCAAGGCCGGATCCGGCATTTATTTAAAACGGGTGCTGATTGACCGGGCCATGGTACCAGGCATTGAGATTGTCCGTTTCACACCGCCGAAAGACTTTGAATTACTGGCCGAAGCGGCCCGTGATGATTTGGTCATAGAATGGTGCGATACCATCCTGGAGCCATTGATAAACACATTGCCGGAGAACTGCCGCCATGTGTTTGGGGAAGACTTTGCCCGCAAAGGCGACTTATCCGTTTTTGTACCGCTGACCATTTTACCGGACCTGACCAAACGAGTGCCGTTTGTGGTGGAGCTATGCAACACCACCTATGACGCCCAGCGCCAAATCATGCTGTATATCCTGGCGCGCTTACCACGCTTTACCAGCGCTGCTTTTGATAGCACCGGCAACGGTGGTTATCTGGCTGAAGCCGTCCGCCTGCGCTACGGCAGCGAAGTGATTGATTGTGTGATGTTAAGCCAAGCCTGGTATCGCGAATGGATGCCCAAGCTTAAAGCCGAGTTTGACGATGGCAACTTACAAATCCCGCGCCATCAGGACATCCAGGACGATTTAGGCAAAATCCAGCTGAAAAACGGGGTGCCACAAATTGAGAAAGGCTCAGGCACCGGCACTGATGGCCAGCAACGCCACGGTGACTTCGCTGTCGCCTTAGCCATGGCCATTCGCGCCAGTTGGATGGAAGGATCCAGCATCGACTTTATTCCACTACCCGGCAAAAACGACATCAACGAAGACGACGACAACGACTATCCCAGCAGCAGCTCTGGCTGCTTTTAAAGGCCCCAGCTATTAAAGGACCCACCTATGAAACGCAGTTCCCCCATTCTGGACCGCTTTGGTCAGCCCATCGAAATTGACCTGGAACAACAGCAAACCGACAGTGATAGCAAACTGGCAATGTTACACCGCCATTTTGGTGCTCATCCATCCAGCGGATTAACACCGGCTAAAATCGCCCATATCCTGAAAGAAGCTGAGCACGGCAACCTGATTGCCCAGTGCGAACTGGCTGAAGACATGGAAGAAAAAGACGCCCATATCCAGTCGGAACTCGGTAAGCGCAAACTGGCCATGCAATCTGTGCCCTGGAATATCGTGCCACCACCAAA